AAAGGAAAAGAAGCTCTCGCCCATACAACGGCAGCCATAAGCCATATGTACAGACTTATGGGTATTAAGAAATTCCAGCATGTCAGACGTAAGATGTCGTTTGAGCATGTTATGAACAGTTATATGGGTGCGTCAGCTGGCCTAAATCACGGTCCCAAGAGGGAAATTCACAAAGACGGAACTACGATTTATGTTTCAACAGTAGGAAAAAAATTTGAGATGGCCGAGCATGACATAATGACTGTTCTTCAGTTCCTAAGAGACGGTAAGGATATTTCAATATCCTGGAATATCACAGGTAAGTCTGAATTGTTCTATTCGTGGAAGAAGCAATGGAATGATAAGGAATATGCGGCCTGGAAAGATAAGTGTCGTGTCTTTGTTATCCCTTCCTCAGTTTTTATACTCTTGGAGCGTCTTGTACAACAAGTGAGAATGGCACTGGAGAGAGGCCCGGCTATTAAAGTAGGTCATAAATGGTCCAGAGGGGGCATGGATACTCTCGCTGGGAACCTTCTTATCGATATGATCAATTGTTGGGATCCTGTGATATGTCAGGGAGACGTTGATAAGTTTGATATGAGCGTTAAGGCATGCATACTAAATCTCTATCTCAGTTTTACGCAGGTTCATGAAGACCCTACTTGTGAAGATGATCACTTAAAAAAGAAGATTATAAAACTGTTGATAAAGGTGTTTTCTGCGAGAATAACGCACTTCTTCATGCAGATCTGGGTAATTCAACGAGGTGGTATGCCATCTGGATGTTTTGATACCTCTCATGGAGATTCCTGGATCATGCTATTCTACTTCTGTCTCTTTTGCGTATGGCAGATAGTGAATGCTCCCCTTGAACATCAAGCTGAATTAGAAGAGCAGTTCATAAGGTGGGTCCGTGCAGCAGTCTACGGAGACGACCATAATTATAACAAAGGTCCCGTAGGCTCTTTAGCCAATTTTTACTTTGGAGCTGATTTGTTTGCTCAGTTTTTATTGGACAAGCTCGGGGTTGTTCTCCGTGATGTTAGGAATGGTATTTCCTTCTTGTCAACCCATTTGGATGGGTGGCTAATAAATCCTGGCTCAGTGTTTCTCAAGCATTATGGAGTTTACAATCCGGCTAAGTACGCATTTGTAGACAGGGAACATAGAAATATAGCATGTCAGAGACCTAATACGGAAGGGCAATCTAATTTCGTTCCTTATAGAGAGACTCGTGAGTACATAGCTCGAGCTATATGGGGAAGAGTTCCAAAAGTAAGAGATCTAATAGATGTGATGCTCTCGGTGTTAGGCCATGTCTATGGTACGTACGGATCTAATTACGATGCATGGAAATCTTTGAAGTTTCTTTACGAAGAATTGCTCAGAAAGCTTGGTACTGACGAGATGGGAGCAATAGGTCTCGTAATGAAAAGAGTAGATAGGTCCGACATAAAGAAAATGAGGCAGCACGGGATGACGGTAGAGGACCTAGCGCAAGGATTTCCAAAGATAGAAACGCTTCATAAGAAGAATATTTACGACTCGTCGTATCAAAATATAACAGGAGAAATCGATGAAGAGTTTGTCGAGTATGATCCTGAATATTATCTCTAAAAGTTAAATAAAAAGTAGTAAAATGTAGTTAAAAAATATAAAATAAGGTAGCTAGTCGTTGCTGATACTCCGCCCAACACTAAGTGAGTGGTCACCGGAGCCAGCTGCGCTTTTGGTATTTCCTTCAGGAATTGGCAGCCTGGTTAAAGGGAGATTTATCTTAAAA